AGAATGCTTCACGAAATGTATGCTCCGTATCCCGCAGCCGTCAGGCTGGCTACCTCTGCCGCTGTCACCTCTGTACTATGCCCACCATAATAGGTTTTTGCAACATCGTTAAGCGATGGGGGTTGGTCTTCCGTGTAGATACCTGTCTTAAGAAAGTAGACGTTGCGCCCACGAGGACCGCTAGGGATACGAGAGAACAAGTTGTCCCCAATGTCTGTGCCGTAGTAGACAACGAAATCATCTGTTGGTGGTGTGAAGAAAGCCATTTGCTTACAGGATAGCAAAAGCCCCCCACCTTTTTACGGGCAGGGGGCTTCGCAAAGAGGCTTCAATTACTAAGCGTTTGTGCCGATGCTTGAGGCTGACTCAATGCGGCGGAGGCTTGCCTCACGGAAGCGACCATAGCCACCCAGCCAGTACCAGCCGAGAGGCTGGAGGCGCTGGAGGATGTCGGTCACAGTACCACGGACAATCTTCGGCGTTGCGCCGTTACCGTCAGTGCTACTAAACGCCTTAGCAAGTGCTTGGCGTCCCATGATGAGGGTTGCATAAACGTCAATGGTTCCGCTTGAACCGCTGTTGTTTGAAGCGTTTGCAAACAACGGAGCACGAGCCGTCTCAATGAAACGCACCGATTCAAACTGACCGATTTCGCCGTTGTAGATTGCTGAGGAATCAACGTAGGTGTGTGGGTCACGCCAGTTGGCTGCACCGTTAGCGCCACGGAAGTCGTAGGAAACGTCTGGGTGGATGTAACCCATGTATGCGCCATTGAAGGACGCTACGTTTGCCTTACGCAACTGTGCCGTAACCTTGCGAACGTCGTCACCAACGAGGATGTCGTCGGTGTTGATTGTGGTACGGCTGGATGGGTCGGTTGCTCCACCCGTTGCATAGTTGACGTTTGTACCTCCAGCAAGAACGTCGGCAATGATGGTGTCAATGGAGTCACCTGCGTTGTAGCCAACGATGTTCGCTGCGGTTACGTCTACGTCCAGGAACGAAGTGCCACGCAACTTAGCGGTGGTGACAACAGCGTTACCGTATTCCTCAAGAGTAACGGTTACTTGGCTGTCGCTCATAGCAACAGGGGTAACGTCGGTTACTTCGTTGAGGGTGCTGGTTGCTGGGGCAAGGTCAGCGAAAATCGTGAACTTGACAGCCGAACCTGGCATGGACTGGGCGGTTGGCTGCACATCGGCAGCCTGGTCAAACAGAAGTTCTGAACGCAAAGCAAAGTAAGCAATGCGGTCAAACGCAGTCTGGTCTACCAAAAGTGAGGAGGTTGTGGTTTCTCCTGCCATTTGATTTCTCCTAAAAGGTTGAGGTTAGTTTTGTAATGCTTGCCGTGCCTCAGCCAAAATGCGTTCAACTTCCCCAGATGATTCTGCTTCTTGAATACGACGGTTCCAGTCAATCGGAGGATTTGCTGTGCCTGCCCCTTGAGCAACCTTGTCAACTCGTGACCACGCATCTGCGTCGCTTACCTCGTTGGAGGGTGGAGTTAACAACTGTGCTTCTATGGCAGCCTGATGGATTGCGTCGGGACTTACGTCTCCGTCGTAGCCTTTCATGAAAATCTTTCCCAGCGGGGTAGACGTATCTATTCCCGCCTTGACGAAAGCCTGCTCTCGTTTCAAGGCTAAGAGTTCCTCTCGCTCCCTGCGGAGTTCCTTGTTCTCTTTCTCCAGTTTCCTCATATGTGCCCTTGCAGGGTTCTGCTTGGACTCATTCTCTGGCTGGTCGTCATCTTCAAAGTCTTGGAAGTCTTCGTAGTTTGACATATGGCACTCTCCATTTTCTGCCCACACCACACTCGGAGGGAACGTGGTGGCTGCGTAAGTTGTTACTCCCCACTTACTCCATCTAGTTCGGGGGGCGACTAGATAGGTTCCGCCTCTCAAGGCTCGTGTATAACTTTACCTGTCGTAAGACAGTAATGCAAGTGTTATTGCTGGGCTGTGCCCAAACCTGTTGTGCCTGCTTGTGTGCCTGCGAAACTTCCGCCTGCTTCAAACTCTGCTTGACGTCGGCGTGTACGGGTCTGGATACGTTGTTGGGCTGCGGCGTTTGCACCAAGGATTCCTGCTACTGCTTCTGAACCTGAGATTGCTTCTTCGCCTGCGACCATTTCGCTGATGTTGAGGCTGGTGATGCCTGTTGCTGCGCCGAGTGCGCCGAGTGCTTGTCGGGTTTGGTCGGTGGCTGTGATTCCTCTGCCGATGATTTGTTCGGCTTCGGCTCCTGTGAGTTGGATGTTGGCTGCGGAGCGGGCTTGGGCTGCGAGTTCTGCGGCTTGGGCTTTCTTGGTGATTTCGCCTTCCATCTTGTTCGGGTCTAGGAAGAACGCTGCGAGGTCGTTTTCTCCGATGCCGTAGAGTTCTTGGAATTGGCGTAGAACTTCTGGGTCTTGCTGTCTTACGGCTTGGTAGCCCTGTTGGACTCGTCGTTGGATTTCTTGGGGGGAGGTGGTGTTGGCGATGAAGGTTTGGAAGTCTGTGGCGGGGTCGTCGTAGAACCCTGCTGGCATATTGTTTTGTCTTAGGACAGCACTGTAGGAGTTTTCTAGGGAGAGGATTTCTGAGAGGGGTAGTTCTTGGAGACCAGCGTTGCGTCGGATTGTGTTGGCGGAAAACCGTTGTTTCAAATACTCAGAGTTTCGTAATACAATTCCGATGTCGTCAAGATTAGAGGAAGCGTCAAGTTTCTCCTCAGCAATAGCGACACGAAGTTCATTAAAGAACTGTTGGTTGCCAATGCCGAAAGCCCGTAGCGTATCCGCCAGGATTGTAAAAAGGGTTTCTTCTCTAGCCATTGTTACGCCCCCTGGAATGTGCGGATAATGTTATTGGCAATGGAACGACCAAGTTGTTTAGCGTTCTCAGTCTTTTCCCAACCGTAACGGCTGTCCGTTTTTAACATGCGGACCCACTCACCGTTGGTCATCAGACGAGTCTTCTTTCCGTCATTGAAATTGAGGGCTGCCTCAAAGATGTCTTTGCCCATGTCTATAGCGTCCTCGGACTTTTCCAGAACCATCATTGCTGTCTGCTTATAGTCTTGGGCTATCTGCTCTAAGGTGCGTCCCCTGTCAATAGCGGGAGCAAGATGCTCGTACTTCATTTTGGCTGTCTCTCGGAGACCTTCCATAAAATCTTCCTCAGTTTGTTCCCCTGTTAGAACCTTTCGGATTTCTGTATCGGAAACGTTTGATAGGTAGGATTTGCCCATCGCTTGATACTGCTTGTATGTGCCACTTTGACGGAAATCTTTTACCGCTTTGGGGTTAACAAACTTGCCTTCTTCGTTTTGAGCGAACAGGGCTTTGTATGCTTCCTGTCTCAAGGCGTCACCTTGGTAGCCGAAGTTGACGGCTTGGCTCACAAACTTGGCGAAGTTGGCGTTGTCCCAATCCGTTGTTCCGATTGCGGCTCTAACCTCACGGGCTTTGTTTGTGGTTTGGATTTCCCTGTAGAGCGTGGTTCCTGCGAACTCTCTAGCGAATTGTTCCGTGGTGTATTCGGTGTCGGGGTTGACGGCTCGTTGAATGAGGGCGTAAACGTCGGCGTACTTTTCTTTGTCTAGGTCGTCTAGAATCCACGAATACTGCGGATATGTTTTACGGAACGCTTCGTGCCAGAAGTAGGGTAGAAGTTCGCTCATACTGCTAATCCTTTAATCATTTGGTCCATAACCCCAGCGAAGTCAGCCATGCGAGAGGAGCGTTCTTCGGCTGCGAACTGTTCTTTGATTTGTTCCTCAGCCTGAACACCCATATCTGCCGCTTGGGAACCGCCGTAGGCTGCCCGTCGTTCCTCGGCTTGAACAGCATCTATGAACTTTTGGGTAGTAGCATCATCCACGTTGCGCCCCAATAGTTTTTGTGCTGTCTGGTTTAATACATATCTAATATCGTCAGGGTTAGTAAGACGAATCCTGGCTCCTCCGCCGCTAGATGGAGTAAAATCTGGGCGTCCAAGAACAGAAGCATAAACATTTCGCCAGTCCGTACCCTCATCGTTGGCTTCAAGTAAAAGGTTACTGAACGCAAACACATCATTGGTTGATGTGCCCGCCCCAGGTGTACGCCCTTCGTATGTTCCTTTGCGAGCAAGAGTGCCAAGAATAATCCCTCGTTCTACTTCACCCAAAGACCTGAGAATAGTAAAAGCGTCATCAAGGTTATAAAACGCTGGTGACGTCCTAACTGCCCCATTGGAATCTCTGTAGGTACGGGTTGTGGGGTACTTGCCACTTTTGGTTCCAACCTTGCCAGCAATTACGTCAGTCACCGTTTCGGGAAGACCCGAAAATGGAACGTTACGGTAATAATCTTGGAGTTCCTGGGGCGACATCGTAGTAGCATTTCCGCCGCCTGTGGCGTTAGGGTCAGCCAAGGGGATGGTTGTAGAAGGGGGCGTTGTGGTTCCAGTGGGGGGCGTTGTGTTTGTTTGTCTAACTGGTATGAAAGGAGCCATTATCCGTCAACCTCATTCTCTAGTAACTGCTCATACAATCTTTGGAACTCTGGGTAATCCTTAATAATAGTAGCCGCAGTCGTTCGTAGTTCGTTACGGAAGGGGTTAGCCGCCTGCGCACCCAACGACTTGAGACCCGTCCGCACCAACTTTTCCAACACGGTCTGGCGGGCAGTCATATATTGGATAAGCCCAGCCACCACAGGGTTCTTCTGAAGATTTTTGTCCTCCGTGATAGCAAGGTTGGCGACCTGCTTCAACTTCAGAATAATATCCTTATCTTTATTAACATCAAGGAAGAATGTGGCATAACCAGGATATTCTTTCATGAGTTCTGCTTTATATTCGTCCAAAGCGTTTTCTTCCGCAATCGTCAACACATCCCCGTAGTCTTTCTTGCGAACACGAAGCAACCCAGTTACAGCCAAAAAGTCCCGCACCTCAACCTGTTCTCGTAAAGTCACCCTGCGGCGGCGACCTTTTGCAAACTGGTTTGTATAAACGTAATAGTCAAGGCTGGTCCCAACTGGGGCTAGGAAACCAAACACCTCTGGAAAACGGTCCAGGTATTTGCCGTTCTTTTCTTCCCAAATACCAAACTCGGTGCTGACACCAAGCGCATTGTATTTTGTTTGGGCTGATACTTGGGTGGTGGATTTGCCTGCTAGGTAGATGAAGAAGTCTGCGCCAACGTAATCGTAAAACTTTTCAAACGCTGTGTCGTAATCTTCGGCTTCCCACTCACGCAGTTTTTGGATAGCGTCTTCAACAAACACATCACCT